CGCCGCGCCACCGGTGGCGATGCCGCCCGCCCCCACAGCCGTTTGCGTGCGCTTGAGCGTTGCCGCACCGCCGGTAGTCACGCCACCGCTGGCCGTGTAGCTGTTCTGCCCAGGAGACGATTTCGATGCCGTCGCCGCGCCGCCCGTGACAATCCCGCCCGTCGCGGTCGTGGTCTTGACGATCTTGAGCGGAGCAGTGCCGCCGGTGGCCAAGCCGCCGCTGGCGAATCTTGCAAAGGCCCGTTTCAGCGCAGCGGCGCCGCCCGTTGCAATGCCCCCAGAACCCGACACGGTTTTTACGAGCTTCAGCCCCCCCGTGCCACCCGTGGAAATCCCACCGCTCGCCGTCGATGCTTGGGTCCGTTTCAGCGTAGCGGCTCCGCCGGTTGTGATGCCGCCGGATGCGATGTAGCTATTCCCCGACGACTTCGACGCGGAAGCAGCGCCGCCAGTCGTGACACCACCTGTCGCGGCAATGGCCTGCGTGCGCTTGAGTGTCGCCGTGCCGCCAGTGGAAACCCCCCCGCTCGCCGTCGATGCTTTGGTCCGTTTCAGCGTGGCGGTACCCCCGGTTATGATTCCGCCTGATGCTGCATGAGTATAGGTCGTTCCCGCTGAGGCCCCTTTAACTTCAACCGCGATAATTGTCCACGCCTGTCCTGTAGGGGATGACATCCCAACAGTTTTTGTGCCAGCAGCCCCAGCGTCAGCATAATAAGCAACCGCGACACCCATCGTCATGTTATTGATGTCGCTTACAACTTGAGTCGGACTACCTGCTCCGCCGTTTGATGTGAATGTTTGAGTGCCAGCGACACCATTCCAATCTGCAACATAGACGAATATCGCCGAGTTATCTTGAGTTGTCGTAATATTAACTGATGGAGTCCCAGATGACGCTAACGCTTTTACGCTATTCCCTATTCCAGAGCTGCCGGAAAACCTTAAAACAGTTCCGCCAAATTCTCCCGTACCAGATTCAGTAAAAGTAGTTGTTAGTGTTTCTGAAGCAGAAACGGAATATTGCCAAGTCGCTATCGAGCAGTATCCGCTTGTGTTATCATATTGTAGTAAATTCCAAGATCCAGCTCCGTTTTCAGTCGCCCCCATAACAGCTGACGAATTTGCGCTACTAGCTCCTCCAACAAGCACTTCTCCATTACTAACCGATACGGCTGACATCGCTGTTTTAGGGGTTGTAGCAGTACCAAATGCCGTTGCGTACTTGGCAACAAATGTTGGCGCGGCCATTAATCCCCCTGTCGCAACCCATGCAGATGTGTTTGGATATTGCTGATCAGCCGGAATCGTCTGTGAGATTTCAGCGATAACCGAATTCTGGCAATCAACAGGTGGATCACCACACTGAGACCCAGCAGGGGGGACTGCTTGAGCAGTCCCATGCAAAACGGTTCCTGGCGGATAGACCTCGCTGAAAGCCTGGCTAGTTCCCGTGATACCGTTGACGCAGATGTCATTAAGACAGGCAGTAACGGTCGTTCCGGCCGGCCCATCGCTACTTGGGGTCCATTGCAGCGTCCATGCGCCGGATATAGCCGTCGCGACGCATAGAGCAACTGCAACAAGAAAACGGTTCATATTAGTACGCGAACAAAATGAAAGTCGGAGCGTTCTGGTCGCTAGGCGCAGCCGCTTGCGTTGCGGGGTACCAAGCAGACCAATTTCCGTTGATCGGACTCGCCGCAACGATGTTGTTGCTCGCTCGATAGCGAACCTCGACCGTATTCCCCGCCACCGCTGTAATCGTCGCATTAATCGCCGGAGTGGTCAGCCCATTAATCGCCGTAGAAGTTCCTCCGTTGATTCGATACTCCGCAGTATACCCAGCGACGTAGGCCGGTCCGGTCGGGGTTGGGTCAACCCACTGAACGACCAAAGTCGCAGCATTGGAAACCAGAGCTATGGAAAGTAGCGCAACAAAAGCTAAAGCACGTTTCATCGATTAATCCTCAGTAATGTAACCCATTGCCTTCAGGTCTTCCGACGACAATCCCACAATGCGATTAGCCGGAATTGCGGCGGCTGGGGCGATGGATAGCGCGGTCCAGGGGCAGGGCTCAATCGGCAAATCCGCATCATCGGGTGTTAGGAACTCTCGTAGGACGTATTCCTCCAGCCGGCTGCCGTCCTTCAGGCGAGAGCGCAGCAAAGCGCCCTCCGATGCCTTCATTTCATCGCTCAACACCCAAGGCCGAATCTGAGTGATCTTGGTCTCTCCGACTTCGTTGACAATGTGAAATTCCTCGCGGGCACTATCCTGGTCTTGATAAAGAATTCCGCACCGACCCATTCCGTCCACTGCCCATGCGCCGTTGCGCGGAAAGCCTTTTTTAGCCATGTCGATTCCTTTTAATCCGCCGTGATTTGCGGAGTGACTTTGATTTGGTCGCCGTTATTCGCGATGTTGAACGGCGCCGAAGTGAACCGTTCCGCCCAGACCAACTTCCCGCTCGTGACTTGCGTAAAGTAGTAGCCGTACACGTTGCCCAACGCCCCGGTAAACGTGAACGTTTGCTCGGCATAAGCGGTATTGGTCGGGGCGCCGGGCGTGGTGGTCCAGTTCGCGGCGGTTAGCGTGATCGCCGCATAACCATTGCCTGTTGCCTCGGTATACGTTGCCTCGGTATCGGTTTCCGCCGGCGTGGTGTTCGACGTGAAAAGCCGGAGCACGAGATTCTGTCCGGCCGTTTTCCCCGTGAAGGCGTCCAGCAGCAGCTGTTCCCCCTGATTTGGAACGACAAGTGCCATGTCGCCTCCTAATAAGCCCGGCCGTCAATGATGAGTGCCGGCTCTGAATTGGCGCCCACGTTAAACGTCAGATCGAACGACAGCTCCGCATAAGCCGGATCATCGGCCTTGAAGACGATATCGCCGGACGGCGCGAGCAGCACATTGCTGGCGTATAGGTCTCGATTGGTGCCTTTCATGTTGAACGCGACGAAGCGTAGGGCGCCGTAGATATCGGCTGTTCCGGCGGTTTGCAGTTGCTCGCGAGACACAGCGGATTTGGTGTAGCCAAACAACCACGGCACAGGATAAGTGCCGCTCACCCTCGCGGTCGGTAGGACATAAACCCGCGCGAGAGTCGCGTCGACGGTATAGTCGGTATCCAGCACTGGGGTGATGATGCCGATGCAGGTCCAGGTGACAGTACCATCGGTGACCGTCGCGCCAATTGTAATCGGCCATGTCGGCTGAGTGCCGCCGCTGGTGCCCGCGACCGTGACGCGGTAGCGATAACCATTGCGCGTTACCGGCTCGACCACATCATCGACGCCGTACTCCGTGCTAGCGGTCCAAGTCGGATCGGCCAGTACGGCGCCAGTGTTCGTGTACAGATCGGTCAAGCAGGCGCTTAGCTCGCCCGATGCCAGCTCCGCGAGCCGGATATCGTTTTCAGCGGAGCGCAATTCGCCCGCCGAGGTTTTCTCGGTATTGGCGGCGACGAAGGTTTTATACCAGTTCGTCAGCGCCTCAAGCCGGGCGCGGTGCCCGGCTGCCAGTGCAGCCATATCGATGTCTCCCATGTCAACGCCAAGCCATGCCTCGTTGGGCTTGCCGGTTACCGCCGCCGAGGTGCAGTCGCAGCCTTCGGTCGATGGACGCTGCGTCCACACAAGCTTCAGGCTTTTGCTCGATGCCGCCGCGCCAAGAATGGGACGGTACAGGCAAATCGACGGCGTGCCCGTGGTATCGCCCGCATCGCGCGGATAGCTTTCCGCCGTGATATTGATTCGCCCAGTGACCGGGCGCTCAGTGAGCGGGGCCACGGGGATCGTAAAGCCGAGGAAGCCTGCCAGATAGGGTTCTCCGGTCACCGCGTTGGTCAGCGCGCCCGCAACTCGGCTGCTGACCGACCATATTTCGGACCCAATCGCCGAATCGTCGATACACTTGACGGTCACGGTTTCAGTGGGCGCGGTATCAGCGACCGTGACCGCCGCCAAGTCCAACAAATCCGCTCGGCTCTTAGTGACGGGCAACGCAAACGCGGCGGTGCGAAACGGCATGTCGATGGCGGCCATGCCGCCCGGACGTAGGTCATTGGCCGGCGGCGTTGAAACCGACACGAGCGCCGATGCGCCCAGCGCGATCAGCAGGTCGTACAGCGTCAGCAGATTGGGGTAGGTTTCGGTGGTGCTGCCGTTACCGAGCGTGGCGCTGTAATCGCCCGTGACGACATGCACTTCGGCGCCCTTGGGATAGGCCGCCGCTAGCTTTGGGGACAGGCCATACTGCCACTGTTCGCCGTCCCAGCGCTTGTAATGTCGATAGACCCGGCTGGTATCCCGAGCGAAGACCAGGCGAGGCGCCCCAGCGGGAACCGTCCCGTCTGGGTTGAGCGGTGGCGCTCCGAAGTCCATGCGCTGGTCGGGCCATTCTTGCGTATCACGCGCCAGATCGGCCGCCAGCGCGCCAACGGCGGGCGTTGTCAGCGATAAATTGGGCGTTAAAGTCAGCGTAATCGCGTTGCCGCCCACGCCAGCCGTCTTGGCCTGCAACAGCACATTGGCGTACAGGATCGCCTGGGCTTGGGTGGTTTCGGTCCCCAGATCGACGAGGGTGGCGGTGATCGTCTGAGCGGCCGTGCCGCCGGTGACGGTCGGTTGCGTGATGGTCCCATTGCCCGCGCCCGTAAAGGTGGGCATCGTGGCGCGTTCGGCGCCGGTGGCCGGTGGGCGGATTTCAAGCTCGAACGTCGCGTCCGCATCGCCGGCATAATCGCCGGTGAGCGCGATGATGCCATTGCCGGAGCGAGCGGTCTGCTCCTGAAAGAGCGAGCGCGAGGCGGCCAGGATCGAAGTCGCGGCAATGCTCGCTGCCGGCACGGCGTTGTTGTGGTTCGCTAAAATCCGCTGCACGCCCATCAGGCTAGTCTCCGGCTGATACCGCTTAATACGGGGGTGAGCTGGCGCGCCAGGTCATTGACGAAGCTACTATCGAGCACGCGAGCGCCGCCGGCATTGACGGTGATGTTGACGCCGCCAGAGGATGCGGTTCCAGTGCTGGAGCTGGTGCTGCTGGAGGTTGAGTTGGAAGTCGAGCTTGAGCTGCCCGACTGTTGCTTTTGCAAATCATAGATCGTGTTGATTTTTTCAATATGCTGATCGTAGAGCCCGACCAGGACTTGGTTGCCGGATTCCGCTGCCGCCGCGCGGTTTGCCTCGGCATCGGCCACTTCCTGAAGGCGTTCGCGCTGCAATTTCAGCGAATCCGCAAGGGCGGTGTTGCCCTTGAGTCGGGCTTCTTGTTCGTCATACTCCATCAGCTTGAGCTGCGCCGCTTCGGTTTCGTCGCGCAAAGCGGACATCTTGCCTTTGGCGGTATCGATGGCATTGTTGAGCTGGTCCAGCCGGGTTTGATCGAGCAGATCGAAGCTGGCGCGGGTATCCTCGGCTTGGCGGATGAGTCCTTCCAGTTGGTTTCCGGCTTTCAGCGAATTCAGTTGCTGCTCGAAGGCTTCGGCCGCTTCCGCTTGGCCCCAGAATCGAGCTTCGATGGTCTGCGCTTTATAGGCCAGTTGGTTGGCCCACTCGACATAGCCCGAATCGCCTAGGTTACTAATCGTTTCACCTAGCCGATCCAAAGCGGCGCGGGCCTCGGTCGCGGCGTCGGTCGATTTGACCGTGCTATCCGTGAAGCCTTGCAGCTTCTCGAAGGCGGCAACGGCGGCCGGCGATAGCGCGTTGAGCCGATCAATCCAGCCGTTGAGCGTTCCGTTCACTACCGAGCTTTGGGCCTTGGTTTCCTCTGCCCACTTCGCCAGGGTTTCGGCGTTATCCTTCGTGACTTGCGTGTTGCGTTCCTGAATCTCGGTCAGGTGCTCGACTTCGTCGGCTTGATCGCGGATCGCTTGATTGAGCTTCTGCTGAGAATCGGTTTGCTTGAATTGGTTGGCAACGACCTGTTGTGCGAGCAACTCCTTGGTCTTTGCCGCCAGCGCCTCGGCTTCCGCCTGCTTGCCCAGCGCCACGAGCTGCAATTGCAGGGCGGCGATTTCTTTCTGCGTGGCCTCGGTGTTGTCGTTGGTGGCCTGGAGCTTGGCGATCTTGGCTTCCGTGCTGGCCTTTTCGGCAGCGATTTCGGCCTGTTTCGCTTCGGCCAAGACCTTGGCCCATTCCGCCTCCAGCTTGGCGAGTTCGACGGTTTTGGCTTGTGCGGTGTAGGTATTGCCCTTAGCGTTGGCGAGGTCGATTTCCGCTTGTACACCGGAAATCTGCGCCGTCGCGACGGCTTGTAGGGCAGAAAGATAATCACCGGATGCAGTGACGACTTGATCGGTTTTGGCAACGGCCCGTTCTTTTGCCGCGAGACCGGTGGCTTCGCTCTCCGCCTCTGCTTTCAGCTTTTCGGCGAGCAATTGCGCAGCCGATGCTTCGGTGTTCTTCGCAACGGCCGATTCGCGGGCGAGTGCCAACGCTTCCTGCTGTTTCGGCGTCAACTGCCCTTGCAGATCGCGGACCTTTTCCAGCGCGGCCACTTTCGTGTTTTCGG